AGCGCTAGTAGCAGTCTTCAGAAACGCAGCAGCGTCATCTGAAATGAGTGGTTGTTGTTGTGGATTCATCAATATTCGATGTTTTCCGATCTTCGGAAATTCAACGGAGGCCCACCACAAGCCTCCGAAGAACCCGGACGACGCCGTTAGGCGTCGGATTTTGGAGCCGAAGCTCCGCGTGGTCCACGTTTCTTGCGCCTACCACGTTTACCCCGATGTGCTCCCTTGCCCGACTTAGCACGCGCTGGCGTATCGGGTTTAGGAGTTGACACTACGGCATCGGGCTTCTTCACTCCAGCTTCCTCGGCTCCATCCTTGACATTCAAAGATGGAGCACGCGATGATTCTGCGTTTGATTTGGAAGCTGGAGGATCTGCACCGACACTGGGCTTGGCCTTGGATCTGGTTCTCGGCTCAGCCTTGCTAGTGGTTGGGGCTAGAGTGCGTTTATCAAGGGGCACATGTGGCTCCTTGGACTCTTGTGGTGGCGGATTCTCCTTGTCAGTAACGGGTGTACCATCCATTAACTTGACACAATGGTGAAATTCTTTCTCCTCCTCTGGCTCATCCTTTCTTTCCAAGGATGGGGACTCTTCGACGGCGCTTTCAGAGCGCAATATATCACCGTTAACGACAACATCAGCTTTCGCTGGAGCGTTTGGGTGGTGTGGGGAAAATGTCGGGCCATTGAGAAAGTCCTCACAGCTGATTTCTTCCGTCTCGAAGCTTTGGATCCATTCATTAAAGGTCTCCATGCTGAGCTCTGGAAGAGCCGTGTGGACGTATTCGAGCATCCAATCCGCATAGTCATTCGGGAACTGGTCGGTTGCGTCAAAACTGACGGCCCACCAGCTAGCATCCCTACAAGGAAGGATACTGTCCGGAATTTTAACTTTGCGGCGATGCAACCAAGCCCGAGCTATCTGTCCCAAGAATGGGGTAGACAGATCAGTCATGGCCAATGACAGACACTTCTCAGTCATCTTCGCCATACGTGCTTCATAGTCAGGCATGGGCTGTGTGCAAGTGTGAAACTTGCGCGCTTGCCGTTCTATGTCGCACATATTCGTCGGGTCTCCTTGCCACACGTTGGGGCCAAAATACCTCGCCAGGAAATTGACTCCTGGTTCTCCTCGTTGTAGGACTGCAGCTGTTGCCACATGTCCGACCTTCTGGGCAGCTCGTGTATACATAGCTTCCGTCATGTCACCCATAAGACTATCATCGCCTCCAAACAGGCATTTCTCGCACAAATAATCCCAAGCCTCAGCTGGGGTAAAATAATGCCCGTCAGAGTGGCGGGTCATTCGTAGTGCAAGAAAGCAAATGAAGGCGTTCTCGATAGTGTTAAAGAGTGATGTCTCAGGAGATCCGGAAAGGCGAGTCCAAAGGGTATTGAACTTGACTCCGAAAGCCGTACGCGCTTTGCGGAACTGCTGAGTGTTTAAGAGGTCTGACAATTTCTCGTGGTATACAGGATTTGTGCAACGCATACTAAATGCTCTAGTAAGCGTTCGTCCTATGTTTGAAACGTGTCCGTCCATACGGGAGAAATCTCCCATACATGCTCCGCGCGAATGGCCCATTGCATCAGCAACCTTCTGGGACCACTCTTTTGGAGTTTTACCAAAAGCGTACCATGGTACTGATTTCATGTGCTGCGCGAAAGCATAACAGAACTGAGAGTATTCCAGTTTATCGATAGACGCTATGGTAGAAATGTTGCGTGGATCGGTCAATTTGCCGTAAGCTTCCGCTTTCTGGAAGCAATTCACGCGACGGTCTACCACAGGTCCTTCGAGCTGGGCCTCATCGAGTTGCTGTCGTTGGGTGGGACGGTTTTGTTTCAAATACACCTCCTCAACGCCATATGGGACACACTGCCAAGGCTCCGGAACTAGGAGCTCGACGAATTCACGAATTACATGAACTAGAAAAGCATCAACCCGTAGCGGTTTCTTGTGCTGTATGTCCGTGACGCGCGCTTTAACACACCGTTCATCATTGTTCTTGCTGCGGACAGGTGCACAAGGCAACTGTCCTAACAATGGATTCATGAAAGCATGAAGGGAAACCTTCAAGCTATCCTGGTGGTTAGTACCACTATAAAACTCATAGTGCGCTATGGGATGATCCACATAGTACACAAATGTGCGTGAAGGCACATAAGAGTTAAAATAGGGACGTAAGAGCTGAGCGTCATGTTTGGCGGATGGAGAGGTGAGATAAGATTGGATGGTGGCGCCTTGCAGCTTGAAATTGCACGACTGTGCTGCTGCAACCAATGTCTCATGTACCATGAGGGGGATTGTAGCGCTGGCCTGTCCACCTTCCTGCGAAATAGAGACAACTCCCTCATCACCACGCTGGCTGCGAATAACGTTGAATTTGCCTGCCAGGGGTTGTAAGGGTATAAGCTCGTGCGCGGAAAGATTTTCAGAGAGAGCGGCTTGAAATCCGGTCCACTGTCCAATCGGTGTGAGGAGTATGATCTGTCGATGTACACTTACATTTCGCCTTTCCACAAGATATGACGTGGAAATCAATCCATCCATCCCAGGGCGGATTTGGTACGTACAACGTATGTTGTCGTGTCCATAATCCCAAATGGGGTGTTTGAATTGAGAGCCACCTGCAACAGATGTGCGGATAAGATTATCCTCAAACCAAAATATGGTGTTTGGCATCTGTCCAGCAGGGTTGGACGGCTGAATGGTGTAAATGATGACAGGGTGGGTGTTTTGGGCTAGAAAACGTGGCATATCCATGTAGTAGTCTACATCCACAAGGCCAATAAGTGCATTGATAGGCACCTGGTCATCTTGCGGGAATGACGTTACATCTTTCATCCAATAATAGGCTCTTGAGCCTTTCACTTTCTTCCGTTGATCCGCCGCGCTCGACTGCTTCATGAAGAGCTCACGACCACAAGCTATGGCAACTGACTGAAAGAAAACACACATGGCGTTTCGTTCAGCAGCGGCTGTGGGGTGAGTATGGTTCTTCGGAGGAGAAGCGTGGAGGAAAGTGGTGGAACGGAATACAGAACGGACTGTAGTTCTGGGAGTGAGGTGGTTGGACGCTTGAAGACGTAGGGTTAGATCTCGACGAAACTCATCTTCCGACTGCATAAACAGTACATCTCTGTACCAAAGATATGCGTAACGGTTGATTAAGCCTGAATCGCACATTACTGCTGCATAAAACAGTTTCATGTGTTTTTCAATAGCGCGAGAAATCCCTAGGTCCACATGGACGTGAGAATGAGATGCGATAAGAGTCTCCTGAAGAGTTATGGTCAGGGGACGATTATCGATCACGGGAGTTTCTGTGAAACGTGGAACCACAACCTCTTGATAAACACGAGAGGCGCGGCGTTTTTCTTGAATTGCTACGGCAATGCTAACAAGCGCACTGACGGAGCAAGCTACAGCAGTAAGGATCACAACCATGATCCGGTGCTGTAGAAGACTGTAAACTTTGTCTAGGTAAACAATCGGGTGGGATAAGCTGGGTCAC